AGTATTTATGTTTAGGTATGGCTAATCATATTGAAAAGCTAACTAAAGCGTTGAATGACATCAAGAGCCACCAAGAAATTACAGGTGGGGAATTGGCTAAGCTTACCGCTGCATGGAAGATTGCACAAAAAGCAACAAAGGCAATATAACCTTTGCGTTAAGCGGTGAGTGAAAGTTGGGAACCAACTGTAACGAATCCGACGACCAAAGGGAGTGAATTTAAACGCGTTGTTAGGCGGTTTGCTTGGCAACTTAATCAAAGAAAGAGGAAACACAATGGATAATCAACACAAGAAAATTAAAGGCTATCGCGATTTAAGTCAAGCCGAAATTAACGCAATGAACGCTGTTAAAGCGAAAGCAGAAGAAGTAGGATTTTTAATCGAAGAATTACAGAGCAATAAACAGCTAGATCAGCGCTGGGTTTCAGTAGCTAAAACTGATTTACAAAAAGGCTTTATGGCTGCTGTTCGTGCTATAGCACAACCAGAGAGTTTTTAAGTTATGGCTACTGGTGATAAAGCTAGGATGCTGCAAAAGTTTGGCGAAGAACTTTGCAAGGTTGCTAATGACCGAACAAGACTGCAAATAGCTTTTGAACAAACGCTAAATAAGCTTGGTTTGCCAGATAGCCAAATAAATAAAATAGTAAAAGATGTCAGGGCGGCAGATTTTGACAGCTTGCACAAAACGTTGAAACTGGATTAACCGCCTAACCTTTACTGTTAAGCGGAAATAACGTTTTGTGAGCTAGCGAACTGTTATTTTCCGACGAGCAGAGCGAGAGTACTTGAACGAGTTGTTAGAAATTTAATTAACAGGAGTGCATAGTTATGGGAAATAGTGCGAAAAAGAAAGAAGCTGCACGTATTCACAACGAGACAATAAAAAAACGTAAGGCAGCAAATGAAGCTGAAAGAATTGACCGCATAGAAAATCCTGACAAATACAGAAGTAGTAAGGCGGATTTACGTCAAGCCAGAATGTTTATGGCAGTAGCGGCAGGGTTTGGAGTTAATTCTTTCTAACCCTTATAAAAAAGGGCGCACAGTACAAAAGTTAACGAGGGGCGACAAACTGTTTTGCGTCCCATTTATTTATGTTGTTATATTTGCCATAAACACAGGAATATAAACGAATGAAAATAGAAGATTTATTAAAAATGGATATGGGCGAGTGTGTAGAGTGGTTAATTGAAAACCAATATGATTTCGATATAACCAAAAAACCCATGTTTGATAGAATGCCAGTGATCAGATTCAACAGCGAACGAGAAAAGGACAACTGGATAGGTGATCACATACACGAATTCAACAAACCGCCTAACACTATAAATAAAAAGAAATAGTCCATATTTTTAGATGAAATACAGAATAGTCAAAGTCTTGAAATATAAAACTAACGAATGAAAACCTAAAGGGACTTTCTAGCTTTCATACTAAAATATAAATATTTACACCAACATGAGAAATATAAATAAAATGCCAAAAATCGACGATATACTAGCTGAACGCGGAGCCAATTATGGCAGTTTCAAAGTAAACTCAAAACTATCACAATCCTTAAAAGCTTCTGTATCCAAACATCCGAACTGGGTTAATCTCCCAGCCTACCAAAAGGAAGCTATTGAAATGATTTTGCATAAAATCAGTAGACACGTTAATGGAAATCCTCTTTATGATGACAATTTCCAAGATATTCAGGGTTATTCTAAGTTAGCCCTAGATATAATTAGAAAAGAAAACAACCAGAGCTAATCTCTATTTTTTATAACTGGAATCGACGATGATAACTATTGAAAATGAATACACAGGTATTCTACAAAAATTAATAACCAACCAAAACCAACACCTATTACTAGATGTAGCAAATCATGCAGCAAGTTCAAAAGCGCTTGTTGGTTTCGATATTGAGACGGAAGACAGTAAACGTCACGATGGGTTGAATAAGTTTATGGTTATTGACCCAACGAGTGAAGCTTACAAATCACCAAAGAAACTCGTGTTTGATACTAACAGAACAGTCATTACAGGTTTTTCTATTTATGTACGTGGAGATTCTGAGAATTACTATGTTAATGTTGCACATAAAGACAAACATAATAGAGTTGATTTATCAGTCGTATTACAAGCTTTAGAAATTATAAAATCCTCTTGTACTTGGGTAATACATAATTATTGTTTTGAGCGTACTATGTGCTTAAAAACTTGGAACTTTGATTTAGGAAAGAATTATGTAGATACTATGCAAATGGCTGTTAGTGCCTACAATGATGATGAATACTCAATCCAAACCTTTAAGAACTCAGATTTGCGCGGTATTTCAAAGCTTATACCTAACATCAAAAAACACTTCACTAACTGTACATGGGATAATAATTTCACAACCGAGCAGCAAGACCTAATCACCCAAGTTATTGCCAAACAATCAATAGCAGACCATAGCTATAATGGTTTTGTAAAAAGCATGACTTATGGTTATGGGTTAAAGAAAGCGGTTAAGTCTTTCTTCAATTATGAACAACAAGAATTCAAAGATTGCTTAGCTGGCAAAGCGCACATGGGGCTTTTAGACTCAGAACAAGTACTTCAATATGGTGCTGATGACGCTTACTGGTGTGTTCGCCTGTTTGATAGGCTTTGTCAATTCATGCAAGAAACCAACCCCAACTTAATACAAGTATTTTTTGAACAAGAAAATCCTATGCCTTATATTTGGTCAGATTGTTGGGCAACGGGTTGGCGCGTCAATGAAGCCGCAATCTATGAACGAGAGTTGGTTGAGAGAGAAAGCTACGTTGAAACGCTTAGAGCCTTAGCTAGGGTACTAAAAAAACTGAGCTTTAAACCAGAGCCAACGCCTAGATTGGTAGTTAAACAAGCCAAATGGTATCTAGGTAAAACCCTAAAAGGTTTTGAGAAAGCTAGAGCTAAGATAGTGGATTTTGTTGACGCTTACAACGATAGCTTGAGTGATTTTGAGGTTGCTCGTCTAGTCAATGGAGCTATAACAGAAAAGTGGGAAGCCCAAGAAGATGCCACGGTAACTGCTAAAGTTAAAGCAACTAGACCTAATTTACAGCATTACATGGTTCAAAGAGTCATTTTGCATGATTTGTGTGATTTGCCTTTTGTTTATAATAAAGGTGAGATAAGCACAGATGTTGAGGCTAGAGGAAAATTACTTGATGTTGCTAAGCTACTTGGAGAATCCCCTGCACAGCTTGGAAAGTCTGTAGAGCTTTGGGTAAAAGAACTCAGCAGATATAATAAAGATTTTAGAAATTTAGACGCTGAAAGTCAAAACAACATAGGCTCAGTATTAGTTAATGACTATGATTCAGAGAGTGTACTAGAAATAATTTCGCTATTAAACACGCTCACAAAAATAGACACAAGAATCAAACTCTATATAAACCCTTATTTATACTTGACTGACCCAGATACAAAACGGATGTACCCAATCATCAGGTCAACATTAAACACTAGACGTATGTCTTGTGAAAACCCCAACACCATGCAACTAAGTAAACGAGGCGAATCAACATACGTTCGGGGTTTTTTCTTGCCAGAAAAAGATGACCATGTTCTAGTCTCAGTGGATTGGTCGCAAGTTGAGTTGGTTTTGATTGGTGAAGAATCCCATGATCCAATGTTCTTTGAAGCCTATGGTAGCTTACCATATACAGACCTACATCTTGGCGCGGCAACCTCAGCAATTCAGGTTTACTACCCTGACTTTGGGGATGAAACCTTGAAAGAACTCGTTACCAGCAACGCACAACAGATAGCGGAGTTAAAAGCTAAGTTTCCGAGAGTCTTTATGCACCCTATAACACACCAAGAACTTGATGCTAAAAGTGCTTACAAATTCTGGCGTGGTGATGCGGGTAAACCCTCAAACTTTGGATATTGGTATTCAGGAAGTTTGATGACAGTCCAAGAAAAACTGGGTTGGACACTTGATGAAATGTGGCTCGGTACAGAGAACTATCGAAATACTTTCGAAGTTGCGGAGCATTGGCGTCTTACTACTATTGACGAAGCCAGAGATGCTGGTTTTGTTTGGGTGTTTGATGGTCATAGACGAACTCGATATGAAGCTACTCAAGATTGGTTTATGACTTTCACTGCAAAGTTTGATGCTTACCAACATCCTGCGGTATCAACATTTGGACAATTCGTGGCTAAAAAGATTCAACGCAGGGCTGGTAACCAAGTTGTAAACGCTAAAATTCAAGGTGGTTGTGCTACACTTGCTAAGCGGTCAATCAAAAAGCTTGTAGACGAAATAAGCTCTCCAGACACACAATGGGATGCTTACTTTAAAGTGCCAATCCACGATGAATTAGTTTTTTCTGTTCACCACACACAAGCTGTAGCTTTTGGGAATAGAATTTTAGAAGTTATGTGTAGTCACCCTGACTTAGTTAAATGGTTAAAACTAGATGGTACGGTTTCAGTTGGGTTAACATTGGAACCCTATCACCCAGTAAAAGCCCCTTTTGGTCAGATTGAGTTAGATGAAGCCCCTGTGCTAGAGGGTTATATACCAGAAGAACTCGCGGGGACTAAGTTAGATAAAAAACACAGGCAGTATGTTGTGGACTATTTACAACAAGTACCAAAGAGCCTTTAGTAAATAAAATTACTAATAACTAAAATTAAATAGTAAAATAACTAGCGAGGGTAACAACCCTCGCCCAATAACTTAGATTAGAGACTTATTATGAATGAATCGACGGTAGACCAAGCACAACACACCCTACTAGAATCAATAGCCAAAATGGATTTAGGACTCTTAACCCAGCAATATATATTCAGAATGGATAATGAACTAAAAGAATACAATATGCTTGTTGATGATTATGAAAAGTTGCAGGATTTATTAGTTACTGCGCGGTTGGAAATATCACAGCTTAAATACAATTTAAAAGAGGCTCTGAATGGTGTTGCTGGGAACCCACAACAACAAAATAGAAAGCTTTTGGAAGAAACAACTAAACGAGTTAAAGCTGAAAAAGAACTCAAGGCGCTTAAAGCTGAGGGTGACATAAAAGGCTTTAAACGACGATTAAAAGAAACCAAAATCAAACTCGACGAGAAGATTAGAAACTTCAACCTCCTAAGTAGCACTTACAACAAAGAGCATGAACAGTTCAAAGAGTATCAGTCCAAACTTGAACTATTAGAGGCTATACCTTTAAGAAAATTTGCTGACACAGGAGAAACTCTATATTTACACCCTGAAAAAGTAGATGTTAAATATCAAAATAACACCACACAGGGAATAATTATAAAATACTGGAACCCTTTAGGTGTTGGTTGGTTAATCACATGGACTGGTTCAGAAATCCGTATCTCTGATGCTGGTTTAAGTGATATTCCAAGCCAGCTTAGACCAACGCAGAAAGTTATCGATTCATGCACTAATTGGTTTAAAAAGAACGTAACGATAATAAACAATAAACAATACCTTAAAGGAGCACTAGCTAATGCAACCATTCAAAAGTCTGCTTAACCAAGACTACTTAGTCTTTGATACTGAAACCACAGGGCTTAGTGATAATGCTGAAATATGCGAAATAGCCGTTGTAGATGGTAAAACTGGGGATGTGGTTTTAGATACGCGAATAAAACCTGTTGGCACTATAGAACTTGGAGCCTCACTTGTACACGGGATTTATGCCGAAGATATAAAAGACGCCCCCTCTTGGGCAGAGGTTTATAACGATGTGTTGCCATCCCTCTTTAAGGACAAGCTACTTGTTGCCTACAACGCTGCCTTTGATGGTAGATTATTAATGCAAAGCTCTATAGCTAACAATCTTGGTGATGATGGTCGGCATTTTAGTGTGGGCTTTTACTGCGCCATGTTAGAGTTTGCACAGTATAAAAAAGTTTATGACCATCTTAGGGGTGGTTGTAAATGGTTTAAGTTGGCTGACGCTGCACAAAGCCTTGGGCTAGAGCCAGAGGGGGACTTACACGGGGCTAGAGTTGATGCAAGATTAACTTGGGCATTGATTAGAAAAATACAACAAGGACTTTACAATGAGTGAATCAGATACTTATTTAATGTATGCCAATTGGGTAGTTATTGGGTTAATAGTTTTTATCCTAATTATATTTGTAGGAACAGTTTTTGTAGCTTTTATCAAAGCTTTTGAATCTGCAAAGCAAATGGAAACTTACCGAAACAGTATTCCAAATTCAAAGCAAGAAATTTTTGAGGATAATTCATTTATCAATCATATAGATAAATAATTCTACCCCAAACTACACAAAGCACCCCCTTGATTTACCTCTGTAATCTGAGGATTATATAACTACAACTTGGAGATCGACGATGACAAACAACACAAACACAGGAATCTTGGCTGAGACAAATAGTTATCCAACACTAACGGATTCTATGTACTTACGCTTCTATTCAGATATTCTGGATTTCAGACGAATATTTGACCTACCCTGCGAACAAAAAATTCTTAGTTATAAAGATGAACAACTTCACGCGGAGTTATTAAAAGAAGAACTAATAGAGCTTGCTACAGCCAAAACCAGAGCCGACAAAATAGATGCGATTACGGACAGTATTTATGTGCTTGTTGGTGACTTGGTTCATAGCGGCATAGTTTATCTAGAAGACTTACAAACGACTAGACCCGATGTTTATAACTTACTAAATACTTTGGTTTTAATGGCACAGCACTTACAGTTTAATATTCTAGATGCTTGGTTTTTGGTACACAAAAGTAATCTAAGTAAAGTTGTAACAAAAGAATATTATGAACAAACTTTGCAGCAGTACGAAAAACTAGGTGTTAGCATAAATCTAGACCCGTTAGACAAAAAGTTACAAACCCAACTTTATGGTGATGATTGTAGTGTTTGGATATGTTCATCAGCAAAACACACTGTTTGTGCTTCTGGAAAGATATACCCAAAAGGAAAGATTTTAAAATCCGCGGGATATACCCCTGTTGATTTAACACAGCTATAATCTATTTATGGGTGCTACAAAGCACCCCCTTAAAAACAGGCATTCGACGATGACAAACAAACCTTTAGCTTATTCAGTTGTAACCTCTCATAACAGTAATTTAACTAAAACATTAAAACTCGAAAATGGGAAGATTCTATCAACAAATCCAGCTTTATATAGAGGTTTTTCTGAGCATAGAACTACAACTTTAGCTGAGTTCCCATCAGTCATTAAAAATTTAAATAAAAACCAGTGTTTAGCTACTGGTTGGATGGATAGCAAAACATCTAAAGTCGAAGTATTAACTCGAAGTGAGTTTGAAGCTAGAAAACTATCTTATCCTGTTCACGAAGATGACTCAGGAATTTATGGTACACGAAGTAAATTATCAATGATTCAAAAGGGTTCTAGCCTAATCATGCTAGATTATGACCCAGACCCACAAAACCCAAACAAGATAGATAACCCAGAAGATTTTTTATATTTATTGAACAAAGCTCTACCCGAAGCTAATTTATCCAACGTTTCCTATGTTAGAGATTATTCAACGTCCACAGCGCTTTATGATAAAAAAAGTGGTCAGGTAATAAGAGAGCCAGAGGGTTTCCATATTTATATGCAAATCAACGCTGGTGAAAACTTAGAAGCCTTCGCAAAACATTTAGAATTAGGTTGTTGGAGAGCTAATTTAGGCTATATAAAAATTGGGTCGTCAGCCAACAGATTAACTAGAACTATACTCGATTTAGCGGTATTCACCCCAGAACGCTTAATCTATGCAGCTGGTGCTGATATTGCTGAAACAGAAACTTTTTATCAAAATCTGCCAATGGCTGAATATGTTGAAAAAGATATTAAAGAAATAAATACCAAAACCTTTAAAAAGCTAACACCAAAACAAAGTGCTGAGTTGCTGTCTCTACAAACACAGCTAAAAGAAAGTGACTCGGTAATGGAGCGAGTACAAGCCAAAAAACAACAATTAGAAACGAGACTTGTAAGTAAAAATCACTTTACTAAACACCCGTTAACTGAACAGGAAGCCCAGCGAACAGTATCAGCTATGTCACGCTATATACTTCACCCTGAGCACATTATTTATTTTGAAGACGGACGAGAAATAACCGTAGCCGAATTATTACAACGAAGTTCAGAATTTGATGGTGTTGGTGTACTAGACCCATTTAGACCTGATAAAGGTTTTAGTCGGGCTAAATTTTATGCCAACCTAACTGAACAAGCGCCCGTAATTAATTCTTTTGTTGAGGGTGGAAGAACCTTTAATTTAAATGATACATATAACGAGTTTATTCGTGTCAGAACAGTTGAACACTCGGATATTGAATTATTGACCTTAGACCCAGTAATACTGAATGAACGTTACTTCCCAGAAATAACCCTAAAAAAAGGTATAACTTTATTGAAAGGTGAAAAAGGGACAGGTAAAACTACAGCTATTGCTAGAAAAATAAAAGCTTGTGAGGGGCGTGTACTAGCCATAAGTCATAGAATTTCTTTAGTAAGCACCCTATGTAAGGATTTTAACCTAACCAGCTACAACACATTTAATAACGATAAAGCCCACTTGATACGCCCTGAACCAAGACTAGGTGTTTGTTATAACTCATTACATCGGGTTTCAGGACTTGTCTATGACTTTGTGGTAATAGATGAATTTGTACAGCTAATAAGAACGATAAAATCTGGAATAGTTAAACATAAATTTTTGTGTCTAAAGGTGTTAAGGCACTTATTGCAAACAGCTAAATACGTAATTCTAATGGATGCTGATATGTCTAAAGATATAATTGTTTTTTTAGCTGAAGGTGAGTTCTCGCTGTTTCCAGAGAAACCAAATTTTCACGTGATAGTAAATAAATATCTTCCAGCTAAAGGCAAGAAATTAAATATCTATCGTGATGCCGTAGATATTAATAAACCTGACAGGCTATCATTTGTGTTAGATTTTAGAGAAGCAATAAAAGATTCAGGTGTGTTCTATGCTTCTAACTCAAGGAACAATATTCTTTTTATGGCAGCTCAAGCTGTTGAAGTTTTAGGCGGTGACCCTGAGCTATCAGAAGAACATTTTATAACTGACTTTGGGGATAAACGAGTAATCACAATTACAGCCCATAACAGCCAAACTAAAGATGTTCAATATTTTATTAAAAATATAAACTCAGAACTAAGAGAGACTGATATTTTTATGTCGAGCCCCTCACTTGGCACAGGGGTTTCTATTGATTCAGTAGATGGTAAGCCGAAATTACAGAAAGTTTTTGCCTATTTCACTAAACGGGCTGAAAATTTACCGAGTGACTGTCTACAGCATCTCGCTAGAGTTAGAGACTGCACTGACCTTAACTTAGTAATAACACATTACAATACTCACCTTGAGTTAGACCCCATTAAGATTGTTCAGACAGAAGTATTAGGAAACAAAGGAATACTTGATAAACACCTTACTTCGTTAGCAGTTTTTAATTGGGAAACTGGGGCTATAACGTTTAATGACCAAGGGTGGACAACTTATTACGGTGAATTGACCGCCCGTGAGAACTTAGAAAAGAACTCCTTTTATCCTAACTTTATTCAGCAGATTGCTGTTGAGGGTTTTGAATTAGAAGACGCTAGTTCAGCACCAACCCAATTGTGCCAAGAGTTAAAGGTTTATGAACAAAACCTAAAAAAAACATTAAAACAAGTTGAACGTGAGACACTAATTAACACTCCGCTAATTACTGATAAAGAATTTGAAGAACTTAAATCAAAGCTTACGTTAACGGCTGACGAACAGAGACAGTACTTTAAAAAAGCTCAGGCTGATTTGTTCGGGTTCCCACAAGAGACTGATGAACTAAATGATTTAATCACACTTTCATCAGCTAAACTTAAAGGACGTGCTACGAGTTTAATTATTGGTGCTAACGCTGACGACTTAGCGTTACTTGATGTAATATCTCGCTTAGATAAAAAACGACACGCTTTTTACCTACGCGCTTTATTTGACAGACGAGAGTTACTTTTAGGGTTACTTGAACACTTACATATAACTGTTGATGATTTAGGACTGAGTTTTGACGAAACACCATTAACTGATTATGAGTTATACTTAACTTATGAGTATTTGTATTCACAAGCAGATAAAATTAAAATTATCTTTGGCTCAGAAATAAAAGAAGTCGCTAATGAACGTGATTATAAGAAAGAAATAAGTAAGAGTTTAAAATGGTTGGGCTTGACTTGGGAAACAGGTTCTAGAATTTTTTCTCAAGTTAATGGTGTACGTAAACGTTTGGCTTCTATATCATTATCAAGCTTTGAAATTATGGTATCAGACATAAAACGCGCCCAAAAGAACTCAAAGTCTAGAATATTCACACCGCTTGTGCGTATTCCAGATAATTTGAGAAGCTATGTCTTCTCACTAGTTAACGGTGGTACTTATAGTGAGTACAACTCGTTTTTTGAAGCTCTTGAGCCTAGCTACAGGCAGAGAGTTGATGCAGCATTATTAAGAATCTATGAGGGTATTTATAGAGCCGCTGCCTAACGTTGGATAACTTATGAAAAAAGAACAAATAACCTTTGACACGCCTTACGAGGCGTGGCTTTGGATTCGTGATTATTGTGATAATCACAGCACATACAAAGTCAAATGGGTTTCACCTTTAAGTGTAAACATATTTAAACAAATAAGAGCTATTTTATCTCCAAAAGTAATTAGCTCTAGAACCTTGTTTGAGGCACTAAAATTCCACACACACAGCATTAAATATCTAAAGACTATTAGAACTGGAGCCCTACGAAAGAACCTCTGGGGAAAGGTTGATGGTGAGGTAACTGCTGAACAGTCTCGTTATGCTTTAGAGCAACTGCATAAACATCATGCCAGCTACATGGCTGAGGTTCGCAGAACAAAGAGAAATCGAAGTAACAAAAATAAAAACCTTGTGTTTAAAAAGCGAACACCAAGAAATAACTAAGCAATATCAGGAAATCGACGATGAAAAATAATGGCAAGAACAGTGAGAACATCTTTGAAGCTTATTGGGGGAGACTACCAACTTTTGCAGATGTTTATAGGTTTGAAGACTATGCAGATGCTAATTTTAAAGCTTCAGGAAGAACTCGGAAGATAGTCGCTGCAAAACCATCAGACTATATAATCACTATTTTAGGGCGAACTTTTTATGCAGAAGTAAAAAGCATTGCTAGTGGCAGTCGCTTCAACTTCTCGAATATAAAGGCTTCTCAATGGCGTTCAGCAACCAAAGTTTCAAAAGCCTCAGGGGAATATTTCTTTTTTATTCATTTTCTAACTTCTGACCGCTGGTATAAAGTCCCTGCACAGGCTATACTACGGGCAGAAAAAAAATCTTTATTAGAAAAAGATTTGTTAAAATACTACTGGGAACCAAGACAAACCAGCACTAAAACTAAAAACTAGGAACGACGATGACAATATTAGAAAACGCAAACATCTCATTTATGGGTGATCCTCATTTAGGAAGAAAATTCACCTCAGGTGTGCCCCCAATTCGACGTGGTGAACGCGAAAACTTTGTTCACAACGAATTCAGAAATCAGTTGCTCAAACCAAAATCAGGCACAAAGTTACATATTTGTGTTGGGGATTTATTTGATAAATTTAGAGTCCCAGAAGAAATAATCTTATTTGCCTTTTTCAGTTATAAAGAAGCTGCTGAGCGTAATCCAAATATTAAATACGTAGTTTTGCGTGGGAATCACGATGCCTCAAGAGACACTGAATTAGTGTCTTCATTTGAATTGTTTGAGCAGTTATGTCGTGGAATCCCAAATGTCTCAGTAGTTAGTGAATTTCCTGAGTGGTTTACTGTTGATGATACTGAGGTTCTAATTTGCCCTTGGCATCCTTACAAAACAGCCGAAGAAATCGTAGACTGTGGTTTGCATCTAACCAAAGAAAAGAAACAAGACTATATAGCGGTAGGACATTGGGACATTAAAGACTTTGGTTTAATTTCTGGGGAGTCAAACACAAACATGATCCCTTATGAATTATTAAAAGACGCCAAACTTATAGTTTCAGGTCACTATCATAATAAAACAGAGTTTGAGTCAGAGTTCAAAACGCCTGTTATCATCACAGGTAGTCTGCAACCATATTCCCATTCAGAAGACTCAGAAGAACTATGGTATGTGACTAGAACAAAAGACCAAGTTCTAGACCAACTAGATAAAAAACCCGATACTTACCATTTGAAGAACTTACGCGTAATGTTAACTCAAGGTGATGTGTTTGATACCGAAGTAGATTGTTTATCTCTTACGGTCGGTAAAATAAAAACAGAACAACAACAAGTAGACCTTAACATAGACATTGATGGTTTTGACCTAAAGAGCATTTTCTTTCAAACATTGACTGAAAATGGTGTAAGCCAAGAACTTACCTCAAACCTTTGGGAAACCACTCAGGGAGCCACTGAATAATGATTTCTTATTTACAATATGATATTACTTTTGCCAACCTAAAAACGCTAAGCCAAGAGCTTAATTTTGAAGCTGGTTCTACCCTTATCACAGGAAAGAACGGTAAAGGTAAATCAATGACTTTTGAGATGATAGCTTATGCCCTGTTTGGGGCTAGTGCCTTGCGCGGAGTAGCAACTGACTACAAAAGTATTGAACTCGAACTAGTAGTAGCTATAAAGGATAAAATCTACAACATTAAACGCACCAAAACTAAAGCCGCAGTATTTCTTAATGACGAACAGATTGTTTCAGGGGCTAAACCAGTAAACACATGGGTCATTAGAACTTTAGGTTATAATTTTGATGTCTTCAAAATTGCTCATTGGTGTGCCCAAGGTGATATTCAAGCTTTAGCTAATATGCGTCCAACCGAGCGCAAGGCTATGATTGATTCTGTAGCTGGGTTAACACAAATGGACAGCTTAATGGATAGTTTGAAAATAACACTTAGAGAACAAAAAGCAGCTATTGAACAACAAGAATCTTTGATACAAGCTCCTAAAGAACCTTTAAAACCAGAACTAGCAAGCGAGTCTAAGATAACACTTGCCTTAAAAGGTTTAGATGTTGAAGCTGAAAAACTAGCTAAAGCAACAGCCATTAGGCTACCCGTTGAACCTGTAGCACCAATAAAGCCTACAGAGATTTTGCTCCCTGAGAAACCTGAAAAAGCTGAGCTTGTTCAAGAAGCCCCAAAACCCCCAGCAATTCCTGATTGGGTTGAGGGAGATTTTGAAACCTTTTTCAAAACTTTAGCGCTAAATTTACAGCAAAATGCCCCGCTATTTAATAACTGGGTAAATGCTCAAAATAAATATCAACCTGAGGTAAAACTTCCTAACGACTACAAAACACAGGAAGCAATAGTGGCTGCGTGGGATAACTATGCCTTGCGCCAGAAACTAGACCGATTAGAATCTGGTGAGTTGATTAACTGCCCACATTGCAAAAAAGGTTTTCATTTGGAGCATGATGAAATAGATACCTTACGAGCAATGAAGTTACCTAAGAAAGCACCAAAGCTAACAGTTCAAGAATGGTTAGCCATTGAAAAACAGCTTAACTTAAATGCTGAATATTTAACCTTAGATGAACAGATTCGAGAATTAAACCTAGTTGAGAACAAACGTAGATTTAACGAATTGAGCGACTTACGTGTTAAGTTACAGCAATATAAACAAGATCTAGCCCGTTACACTGAGTTGGTTACTAAGGCAGAAAATCGTTATGTTGCTCAAGTAAAAGCTTGGGAAGTTAACTGTGCTACGCTAGATAGTCAACGGGAACAATTAATGCAGCAATACCATATTGCTACAGCAAGATACTTAGACGCCAAAGAACATTATATGGAAGACCTTACTACATATAATGAAGCTCAAGAAACCTTGAAAAGATTAATTGAAGATTATGGTGCCGATATACAAACAGCGCTTAATAATCGTCGTTCTGAGCTAAATCAACAATTATCGCAGTGGCGTGTGTATGACCGAGAACTTGATATTTACACTCAACAAGTAAAAAGTTTTGCTGAGCATCAGCGTGTGATTGATAAACAAAAAGCCTTTTACGATGAACACTTAAAGGCTAGAGCCGCAGTTAAAGAGGTTAAAGATAAAGTTCAAAACTTCTTAATTCCGTCACTAAATAAAGTAGCTAGTTACTTGATGTATGAAATGACGGGTGGTTTAAATCAACGCGTAGAAATACAACCAGACTTTGAAGTTACCGTAGACAGTCAACCATTAAGAACCTTAAATGGTTCAAGCAAAGATATAGCTAATTTAGCTTTACGTATTGGTTTGGGTAGAATTTTAACTCATAAGGTACTTCCTGTTATGATGTTAGATGAAATAGACTCCGCTATGGATGAAGAAAGAGCTAATTATACTTGGGGTTGTATCCAAAAAATAACACCTCAAGTTGGTCAAGTACTTCAAGCTTCACACAAGGAGTTAGAGGCTGAAAGTCGCGTAGAGATTTAAATAACAATTAGGAATCGACGATGGTATTAAAAAGCTACATGGTTCAATGTACAGTTGAGTTGTTAAACGAAGCTGATGAACAAGGTAACAGTATCAAGCGAACAAAAATCACCTGTGGCAAATGTGGTAAACGTATTTGTGCCAAAGGACACTCTCCCCAAGTCAAAAAGTGTATATTAAAAGCTTTTAATAAGCGCTGCCCTAAAGGAGAGAGAAACTATTATATAAGAGAACGTGAGTAAAATTAGGAATCGACGATGACAAATGAAAACCAAGAGTTAACTGCGGTTGATAATGCAGCCGCCAACTTATTATTAACATCACCAATGCTAGCCTTAGCTGGGTCAATTAAAGCGTTACCATTGCCAGTTTACTGTCAGACGTTTTTAGAAACAGAGGGGGCAGTAAAAAAACGTTTAGCTAAAGGAGTTTGGGTACATGGTGTTCATGCAAGTGTACCTAATGGTGGTAAACGTTTGTGGATCAATTTAGAGGCTGTAAGTAAATGGGCGCTGGAAAACTCCCAAGAGGATTATATTTAAGAGGTGAAACCTTGTGGATTCGTTTTAGTTATCGTGGTGTAAAATGCTACGAATCCACGAGAATCATTAACCCGACCAAAGCTCAGATTAAATATACAGCCAACCGCTTAGCTGAGATACAACGTAAGATATACGAAAATATCTTTAGCTATGCGGAGTATTTCCCAGATAGTAAAAAGACACTTATTTTTGGCAACACGCCTAAATCACCCACCGTTGGCTATTACCTAGATAAATTCTATGAAAATGCTAGAAAGCGAGGTTTAGCTAAATCAACATTGCTCCCCCACCAAAGTAAAATTAACTCGTTCAAACACTGGAAAACACTCCCTGTAAAACAGTTAACAACAAGCCATATTCAAACTTACATATCAACAAACAGTCACCTAACAACTGCTACATTGCGTGGTAGATTTTCAGTGCTTTCTTTAGCCCTAGATGAAGCCGTCTTAGATGGAATTATAGTTCAGAATCCAGCACGAGTTGTTAGTTTAGGAAACTACCTAAGAAAGGCTGATAAAGTTGATAGAAATTTAATAAACGAAGACGTAAAACCATTTAGTAAACAAGAACAAGAAGCTATCTTAAATTCCGCTTCAACTAATATGAAATACTACAACCTGATTAGTTTTCTATTTGAAACGGGTGTTAGAAGTTCAGAAGCTTGTGGGCTTCTCTGGTCGGATATAACAAAAAGCACAATTCATATTCGAGGGGCTAGGGTTTTAGGTGAAGACAAGAAAACCAAAACAGCCAGTGGTGCTAGACGAATCCCTATTTCAGATGCTTGTCGTTTAGCATTAGAAAACCAAGTAATGATTTCTGGTTCACTACCAGATAAATATGTTTTTATAAATCGTGATAAACGACCAATCATCTTTGCAACCTTTAGAGAATCTTTTTGGAAGAATTGCCTTAAACGAGCCAATGTTGAATATCGCTACCCATACCAAACAAGACACACGTTCGCGTCACGATTAATTTCTCAAGGTATTAATCTTTGGAAGCTAACAAAATTAATGGGGCATACTTCGCCAAAAATGCTTTATGAACATTATGGATATTACATCGAGGAATATGAAATTACCCACGGCAAAAACGAGGACGAGGATTCATTTTTGTAGTCAAAAGAATACAAAAAGAATACATTGAATTTTCGAGAGCTTTAAAAACTCAGAAAAAACACTAACTTAGAAGAAAACCTGCTTGCCTTGATATAACAAGACTCTTAATCCAGAGTCATCTCTGAGGGGCTTTATAGCTTTCATAAATCAATCAGTTATGGGGATAACTGTCCTAGTTAGTGCCTGAATAGTGCCTAAAAAAGAATACAATTTGGGGACAATTCAGTAAAAAAGCATACAAAAAGAATACAATTTGAATACAGTTAGTATGCAACCGAAAAATCAAAATAACACATCAGACCAGTAAAAAAAAGCCCCGTGGGTACGGGGCAAAAACCACAGGAGTGGCAGGGAGCTATAATTTGGTTAACGTGGCTCTATTTCTATCGCTATTTTCTCTAGTTGTTCCATACCAATAGTGCATAGAACCAGCCCATTCTCGAATAATAATACCTAATAGTAGTTCTAGAATGGTTTTTGAATCATCGGGGATATGTACAAAAAGAAGCGCGGCAATAATTAATCCTACAAATGCTGACAAACCCAAACACAGGATTGCTGGCATTTTAGAATCTTTGTTTTGGAGTCTAGCATTACTTCTATCTTGAACCTCTAGTTTAAAAACATCTATATCAAGTGCTTGCATCTTAACGTTGTAATCATTATCAAGCTGTTTCAACTGAGCCATACGTTCAGGGGATAAGTTAGCCATGACTTTTGATAACTTAACTTCATCAGGTAACTTAGAATCGCGTTCGTCATCAGTAAGAAAATTATCAACAAGGAATTGAACTGCGGAACCAATAAGGGGTGTTCCAGCGGTGGTTGCTAAAGCTGGGGCTACAGCCCCAATGATTTGTTTCCAGTCTGCCATCGTCGATAACCTAATTTTATTAAATATTGACTCGCTTCAAAAGCCAGCCATAAACGAATTGTTCGTTTTGTTTTCTTTTCTCTGCAAGTTCAATATACCTTGTACCTTGCAAACAATTCAAACCTTTTAACAAGACTTTTTCGCCTGTACCAGTCCTATAACCCAAGTAAGCATCTAAGGCATTCAGGCTCTTACTCCCCAACACACCATCAACAACTAAATCAGGAAAGAGATTCTCTTGCACGTTCATGGCGTTGAGTAATCGCTGTAACATCTTAATACTGGTTGAAACACCCATGTTTACCCCCGTATCAAATAATTCTGCGGCAATAGGGAAGCTCAGTTCTGCAAGTTTATCGAGTTTTGGTTTAACCCAATAATCAGTTAGATATATTTGTTTAGCAACACCAAGAGGTAAGTCACGCATTTCTCCTGTGTAACCATGTTTAACAGCTATGGCTTTGGTTATTCCAAACGTAGTTTCAGAGCCTAAGTCATAAGCTTGGTTGCTATAACCACCCTCAATTAATAGTAATTGCTCTAACATCTTAGAAACTTTTTTGCCTAAATTTAACATGTTGAAAACCTCAATACTCAAAACATAAATGACCAGTTGAGTGCATACACATACCACGTAGTATCATCGATATTAGATTTTGCTTGTGGGTCAGAAAAATAATTGTAGCGATTAGCTAGAACACCTTTACTTCTGTGTATCTCAAATGTAAGTGCTTGGTCATCTGTAAAGTCGTAACGAAAACCAAGCATCAAGTCTTCATTATACCTGAATTCCTTAGGATATTGGTATATTTCACCCTCTGGACGAACCGATTCCCAGTAGTCACCATGTGGTGATTCCGTATCGAAATAGAATAAGGAAATCCCCCCATACATAGTTACTCTATCCATAAGTAACTGACTAACATAAACGTTGAAACCACTAATACCACCTTTAGCAAAAGGTGGCTGCTCAGGGGCATCCTCAGGTATAGGTGCTTTGTTAAAATCCGAACTACGCAGTGGGTTGGCGTTGCCAAGATAAAGCTCAGCTAGAAACTCAGTTCGTATACTCGCCCTGCGCACACTAGCAACCATTTGTCTAAAGTGTTTCTGCTCTAAATTATATGAATCAAAGGTATAGCCAATATCATCAATTGTTAAGGATAAATCCCAACGCCTAGTTTTTGCTTTAAGCTCAACTTGCCACTTACTGTCATAGGTTGGATAACCCTCAATCCAAGTCTCTTTTAGTAATGCTGATAAAATACTTTCAGATTCAGAGGGAGAAAAACGTGGCTCACCGTAAGTAGCTGATAGTGATAAGTTAGTAGCGAGTGCCGAAATATACCGCTTGTAACTAGCTCGTACACCAGTCATTAATGAAGCTACTCCGAGTGTCGTCGTAAACATGGTGCTTTGAATTGGAATTACTGAATATCTAGCGTAAGGATTTTGAATCCCAGAGCCTTGCAACCCCATATTGGCATCAAGCAACCCAACATCAAAACTAAAGTTTTTGCTGAACTCATAATTTAGATAAAACCAATCAAGACCTACCTTATTTTGTAGGGCTGGGCGTAAACTTGTCTGAGCCTTGAAACTGAGCCCAGAGGGATAGTTTTTTAATAGATTCACACCCAATTCAGACATTGGAGATTTAAATAAGCTTTCATGCTCGGAGTCAATGTGTGTCACCCCACCAAAAATGGTTATACGAGCACTAGTGTTATCAGTTACTTGTGTATATCTACTAGAAAAAACACTGAAACTTGCTGCAATTAATAGACACATCCAAATAAAAATTATCCTACTTGGTAGTCTTTTCATGGGGTCACCTGTAAAAGTTTAATATCATCAGTTTCTAAGATAATGGTATTGCTTCTGACGAAGCTCAAGGCTCTAGGCTCAGAGCCAACTACCAACAACATATCATAGGTATCATCAACGTAAATTGGTAGTTCTCCAAAAGAATCTTTTGATAGCCGCGCCAATTTACGTTTATAAATATACATAGGTATATTCAATTCATTTAAGAGTTCCTGTGTCGATATTGACCTTAATGGCAATAACACAAGAATAACTTTTTCACCATTATCCCAATAAGGTGTTCTCCCCATAAACAAGTCTTCGAGCTCTGCGCGTGTGACAAATTTAGTCGGGTTTTTCTTGTTCACAACAGGGTCAGCTAGACAAACTGACAACCATAAGCTGAGAACAAAAAAGAGAACAATTAACGAGATTTTTTTAAAAGTTCTACATCTTTTTGAGTTGTTCTCAGCATTTGCCATGTAGTACCAGCCTTATCATTGACTTGAGTTAATTTTTTTTCTATATCATCACGGAGTTTGTAAATTTTGTTGTCGTTGTTTACCCGCAACTGGGTAATTTGATTTTCAACTACCTGAGAAACCTTAGCCTCTGCGTGAGCATTGGCTTCTTCTAAATTAGAGAGTCTTGAGTTGAAGCTTGCATAGAACAAGGTGGCAGCGATACTAACACCAACAAGAACAATCACGTCTTTTATGGTAACGGATAATTTTGAGTCTCGGTTAACGTCGAGAGTATTCAACCCTATAGGGGTATTAAGCCCATGATGAGACTGATGTAGGTGGGACTCAAGCGGCTGACCATGCTGAGCGTGATAGGCGTTTAGATTACTAAGCACCTCAGCAATATTTATAGCTTGTGGCTTTTCAGCATGACACCGATAATGAGGTTTTGACTCTAAAGCTTGGCTAAGTATTTTTTCAATACTTTCAAGTATTTCTCGGTCTGTTTTGTGGTCAGCCATCGTCGATTCCTAATGAGATTTCTTTGTGTTTCAACATAAAAACACAACTTCATAAATTACCTTTGAGTATACATAGAGTGCTACTTATTTGTCACCAAAATGTCTGAATTCATAATGGTTTATGACTTCTGGGTGAGTTTATTGTAGTAGTTATATTACCACAGGGATTATTGTGAAGACTTAGTGGTGACTTCGAGTAGAGTTACAAAGACAATAAAAAGCGCTACTAAGTAGCGCTTTTTTAATAAAATTCAACGGCTAGTCTAAAATCTGTTTTCTCAGTATATATTGGCTGCCCCAAAGGGGTTTGCGCTGTATATGAAAACAACCTAACAGGGTATTTACCTTTAGTCATGCTAGGAATACTCCCCAGTTTAAACGTAATAACACCATTAGCATCATAGGTCATATAGCCATCAGTTGAAAAATACTCAACACCATTAATTAGAATCCCAAGCTTTGTAACACCACTAGCAATAAAATCAACTGGGAGCCCGTCCTGAATGACAGTGAGTGTTTTTGGGTCGTTACGACCCAAAGCCACTTTAAGGGTTTTCTTAATAATCCCTACTGGAGACACCATATTAAACTCCTATTACTTAAAGACTTGGTGAGTCCATTTTCACACGTAGAACCATATTGTCTAAGTTGATAGCTGGTGCCGCAGGGTCAACAACATATTTAACATGAATAGCTATGTAGTCTCCCGCTGCTAAATCAGGTGCAGTAAGTGAGTTAGCTTCATCAATAGCAGTTACAAAGGTAATGCCAGTGGGCGGTGTAGTGTCAGAGCCTATTGAGGGTTCTGTACTGTTAACACCAGCAGAACCTAAACCAATAGTAAGGGCTGTAGCTGGACTAGGTGTGTTAGATTGAATCCAGACTTTGGTCGCTGAACCGTTATAGGTTGAGGTTTGTTTCACATAAAGCACACCAAAAAGTGTGATACCTGTTGCTGCCTCTGCTGACGTAATGTTGCGAAACATATTATTCATAGTTGCGGTAACAATTTCTGTTGCTGTAATTGCACCACCTAAATTGCCTGTTGACTCATAAAATTTAATATCAGTCGGTTGTATTGCTGTTGCCATCGTCGATCCCCAATTTTAAAATACGTAAATTAATACCCGTTAGATTTATCGCCTAGTATAAAGCCAAAAGACCCTGTTTGTAACTCCCCTGAGTAACTTGTTGAGTTTACTTCAAAGGCAAAAGGCATTTTCTTGAATGCTGGTGCTGGTACACCATCAACAAACACTGAAATAGTTAAATCACTAAATGTTGTATCAAATATTTGAGTTCTCAACTCTACATCAGCACTAACCACATCAAGTATCTGAGTCTGTAACTCTAGACTCTGCTCAGTTGTGCCAAAGATAGACGTTTCTAGCTCAACCGTCTGATTTACAAAACTAAAGATTTGAGTGCTAAACATCAAATCGGTAGATACAAAGCTAAGTATCTGAGTCCTTAGTTCAGCGTCTTGAGTTAACGAATCGAGTAGTTGAGTTCTTAACTCTAAATCTCCTGCTATAACACCAAGAATTTGCGTCCGTAATTCAGCAAACTGAGATACTGAACCTAGTATTTGATTTCTAAGTTCTAAATCTCGATATACGGTTAATATCGCGGATAACACCTTAGTTTGCAAGATTAAATCTTGCGAAACACTACCTAAGATGCTTGTTCGCAAATCTAAGTCGTTACTAAGAGAACCTAGAATTTGAGTTTGTAAACTCACATCATTAGTTAAACTTGAAAGTACCTGAGTCCGTAAGTCTAAAGTCTGCTGGGCAACACCTAGGACATACGTTTGCAACTCAACATCACTAAACACAGCATTAAAAATTCGTGTTTGTAATTCAATGTCTTTGGTAAGCGGTGCAAGTATTTGATTTTGTAGTTCAATACTATTAAAAACAGAACCTAATATTTGGTTTTGTAATTCAAGGTCTGATGTTATTGAGAGTAAGCCACCACTTGCTACAGCATACGCCCAGCTTACAATATCTGTACCATTCCATCCTTGCCCTGCTAGTGCTGTTTGACCATCGGAGTTAATGGTGTAATCACCGTTGGCTGGGTCTGTGAAGTAAGTATTGAGTGCTGTGTCTTGTGTGCCTATGCCAAGCGTTGTTGCTGATGTGTCAGACGATATATTGTTAGAGCCTATTGTACCCTTAAAACAAGGTGGGGTAGTAACACCATAATTATATTGGTTAGTGGTTAATAGTGACAAACAATTGGTTGCTATTGCTCCATCATTTATGTTGCCAAAACTGGAATAAGTACCCGCACAATCAATGATAATGCAATCGTCTAATTGTGCCGCGCCGTTGTTTACAGAGACTTTATAATTACGAACAGTGCTATTTCTTATTTTTGGTAAACCATTTTCCCAACGAGAAGTTGACGCGAGAAGATGATTCGTTGTAAACTGTCCGTCAATATCACAATGATCATACGTTAAATTAAACCCTGTACCTTGTCCGCTTGTTACCACTATATTACTTTGAACAAGTTTAACTCGACTCACATTGATATCAGTATTTGAGCCAAACATTGACAACTTTAGCCCCTCGATAGTTGGATAATTTGCAATTATTGTTTCATTACTTGTAATGTTCCAATTTAGCTCTACAGCATTCGTATTATTAGGATATTGCTCGGTATTTTCAACTAATACTCCAGACACAATTAAGTTTCTTGTTTGCGCAGAGGTTGGGTTGTCTAGTGCTCGCATTGCTGTTGACACTAATGGGTAATCTTTACCTGCACCAACAGTAAACACTTGTACAGGCACAATCTCTTGCCACTTATCTGTACTTGCATTATTAATTACCGCATGGTTATTGCCGATAGTGTCGGGGAATTTAGTTTCATCGCCTGTTGTACAATCCCAATCGCTAACTACTTCACCTCCGCGTAATAATCGCATACCTTTAATCATAAATAGTACAGCTTCAGATAGACTGTATCTATTACCTACAGTTAGCGTAGCGCCTGCTGGTGGAGTTATACTTAAAGTCTTTCCTGTGAGATTTCCTAATCCATTTGTCGTGTAATTTCCTGTGTAGGGAGTTAATTCTCCATCTATTTTTAAATCGGTGAATCCCGCATACGCACTAACATCACCATCTCTTGTAACTAGCATATAGCCAGTAGCGCCCCATCTAGCATCTAACACTGTGCTAGCAGTGCTCGGATATCCACCTAACGATTGTGAATAATCAATCTCTGAGCCAAAGTCAATCTCTAATACATCACCCGCTTGTGTTGGTGTAAGAATTGTTATTCCAGATAACCTCCCTGCTAACCGATACCCCTCAATCAATCCATCTGCACCGCGAACATAACCTGAGTCTGCACTAAAGCCAACTAGCGTTGCTATTGCACCGTTGTAGTGGTCAATAACAGTATCACCAAAAGTTTGATTAAATTCCCAAAAGCGAGAGTTGGTTTGAGTGTCTGCTATTATTTTATAGTACGCGATGGAAATATTAGCTTTGTACAAATTATCATTTGACAAAATACTCCATAACGTTACATCATAGGCGTTTGCATCTATTTCATTTAAAACTTCAACACCATCAAGCTTGGTAACTAAATTTGTACCTGCTTTTGTTACTAGTATTATATGCCAATCAGTGTCAATAATCGCATCAACTAAAGTACTGTCTGCCCCCCCAAGCTTGACTCTTAAATTTGCACCATCCTGTAGAAAAATATAGTTACTGCTACTCCCTCCACCTAACACTCCTGTGTGACTTGTACTTACAGAATTTCTTTTAATTTTAACTTCAATAGTGAAATCAGAATTAACTGGTAAGGTTACAACGGGGTGAGTGATGTTAGCCCCCCCGTTGCCCACCAAACCATACTCAGCTTGTTTCTTCTGTTTAGTTTTAAATAGCGAGTATGGGTCTTTGACGATTGTATCTATTTCGGCTTGAGTGAATGAGCCAGTTTTTGTTAGTACCATTAAGTTAGTGAATGATTTAGTGCTTTCTGCTGGTATGCTAAAATTCATACCAGTCTGCCCAGAATTTACATAAAACCCATTGGTCAACGTTTTCTCAGATAAGTAGATTCCATGATTATAGAGTTTAGCTACCTTTGTAACAGAGTCATACACCATAGTAGCTTCGTAGGTTTCATACAAATTAAGAGGTATTGCTATATCTTCCCACGAACCTTGATTTATTAGACCAAAAGACAACGTATTATTGTAGTTTCCTAGGGTACAGTTTATTCTGGAATTAAATTTAGCTAAGGAATGGGAGAAGATAGTAACATTATCTCCACCATACGCAGTTTTAGTACAAACTACACGAATAATATAACTATCAGCGTCAGTTAGGCTACTATCTAAAGGGGGCGTGATTGTAGTGGATGCAGTAGTAGAGCGTATTTCATTATTAGCTGCCCACTCAATGACACCATCACTTGCT